GAAGGTTACTAAGGTCTGAGTTCCACCACCAAAAGTATCATCGAAAGATAGTGTGCCGAGTATGTATTCCCTGCCGGCTACCGGCTCTGGGTCTATAGCAATTGCCTGGTCTGGAGTAACAACCATCGTCTGTCCAGGACCTTGTAATGAGAATGTCCCGTCATTGATAGTCGAATGGTCCATCAATGTGCTGAACAGAACAGTAATCTGTGTTCCCAGGACAACGTCTGTTTCCTGGTCAGTAGGTGTAACCGCTACAACTGTGGGTGCGGACATTAGGAAGCCTTCTTTTCGTGATTACCACCAACGCGCCACAATAAGCCTTGCTGTTCTACCTTTTGATTTGCAGCCTCAATCTTCTCACCAAGATTCTGTAATACTAATCCCATATCCTCGGGATGCATTAATCGTCCGCTTTGGTCAAGAGGTGCTGCAATCTTATAGTTGTCAGGAACTATTACATGAGTTCTCTGCAACTTCAAATCATATGCTGCGGACTCTTCTGGGGTATCGGCTCCGATAATAGCCATTCCACCATCTCTACCTTCAGTGATATAAACCTTCTTGCCAGTATTTTCAATCTTGGTGTTTGTGTGTCCTATTCCATCCACACCTAATCCTTTATTATTATCGGTGATATCGAGTAGTATTCCTTCTTCGACCGCTTTTTCCACATGGTGAACTTGGATAAACGGGTCATCAATATCTATAATCAATACTGGATTAGCTCTATTCAAGCTGACGCCGCCACATCTGAAGAACGATTGTTTATTGGATAGGAAGACTTTTCTTCCATGCCAATATCTGCTTCGGTCTGGTCTCTCGGAAATAGACATAGCTTCTCCTGGATTTATTATACACCCTTCTTCGGACGTTTCACCGGTTTAGGAGGGGCAGGAGTTGGGTTCTGGAATTTGGAGAACATAGTAGAGAAACAAAAAGGGCGGGCGACGTTTGGCGTCGCGCCGCCCTTTGATTAGTAGAACAACCGAGATTAGCGGCTGTTCGGGTCGACTGGAGTCGAACCGAAGATGGACACGCTCGATACATCTTCGAACGTGTTGTTGGCTTCGGACATATTGAATACCGAGCGCGCCGGCAGAGTGAACTCGTTCGGGCGAATCTTGATATTCAGAGCAGTACCGATTGCCTGACCTTCGTTGACGATTCCAAGACCATAGGTCTCTTCAATCGACATTTCCTGAATTCCATAGCGGTTGTCTTCGAACGACTTAACGTGCGGGTCTTCGTCGACAATCAAGGCGCCAAGGTTCTTGCTGTTGAACATCAGGATGTTCGTTGTGCGGTTGACCGGGTCAAACTGCATGAACGGGGACACCAGGATGCGGAACGGCAGACCAAGGTAGTTCGGCAGCATAGGACCAGAAGTCTGACGCTGCGGTAGACCTTCCTGCTTGCTAATCTGTCCACCGGTTAGCTGACCCTGGGTGTACTGCCCGGACTGACCTTGTCCGTATCCAAGACCACCGAAGTTGTAGAACAGATTGCTCAGGACGGCTGCGTTACCGGTCCAGTTGGCGAAGAAGCTTCCTCCACCAGCTTGGATGGCGAACTCACGAAGCAGCGGGTCCTTTACCCACATCAGCCATGCCATCGGGTGTACCACCAGGGTGTCCGGTACGAAGCCGCCCAGAAGAATCTGAGCGTACATATCGAACACGTCGTCAACAGTCATGGAACCGTTTAGCTGGCCCTTAACGTTGCGACCGGTGGTGCAGCCCTTAATCGGCTGAGAGGTCGAAGTTGGCGTACGGCTTGCCGGGTCGTTGTTGAATACGACCGCACCCATCTGGGTGATGTGGCTGAAAATATACTCTTCCTTGTGACGGGCAAGAGCGTTGCCGGCGAGGCGGAGCCAGGTGTTAATCCAAGGATAGCTGGACTCTTCGACATAGCGCTTCGCAATCTTCAGCATCAGACCATGACGGGTCACGTGCGTACCGAACGTGGCTGCTCCGCCTACATCGATGTTGAAGATAGGTAGTGCCATGCCGTCTCCGGACTCTTCAGCACGGAGCGGTGGGATGGCCGGGAATACGGTCATCATACCTGGTACGTAGTCGATGCGGGTTAGCAACGACGTACCAATCAAGAGAGGCTCAATACCTTCCTGGATGATTTGGGTCATGACCCTAGGAATCATGAAAGCGGCGTTCTGAATGTCAAGGGCGTCCTTGACAGTAATCTGACGCTTCGATTCCGGGTCCCATCCGTTGGTACGGAAGATGCTGTCGAAGCGCTTAAACTGTGCTACTTCCTCGTCAGTCATCGTTAGGGGTGCTTTCGTAGACATGTGTAAACCCTCCTAGGGTTACCGCGGTACATACCTTTCTAGTATAGAGCTTTAGGCACGTACAGCTATCTCGACTTCAATTTCCTGGCCGCAACGTTCGCATTTGAAAGCGCCCGCTACCTGTCCAAGGGAGTTCTTCTTGACCAGCAGCTTGTTACAAATCTGGTCCGGCTGTTTAAGCCGCGGGGCTTGGCATCTCAATCCTGTAGGAACCAAGATTGCCTTCCCCTTTTTTATGTGTGTTTGGAACATTGGCATAAGACTCCAAATAATCGGCGGCGGCTCGTAGCAGCTCTGGACTATCTTGGAACTTACCAAGTCCAGGGTTGCAGTTGTCGCACAGAAGACCTCGTATACTACCAGTTAAATGGTCGTGGTCAACTGCTAATCTCTTAGCTAGTTGGCTCTGCGGCTTTCTGCAAATAGCACATTTTTGGTCTTGTTCTTGCAACCTACCAGCATACTGCTGCTCGGTCAGACCAAACTTACAATGTAACAAAGTTCTGCGTCGATGTTTCGCGACGGCTTTCGGATTCTGCTTTTGCCATTGGCGCTTACTCAGCTCTTGGCAGATTTTGCAGCACCTTGTCCCTCGACCGCTAATTCGCGTGTTCTCGGGAGTAAATTCGTGTCCACGCTTACAATGTGTGGCTCTAAAATCTTTTCTCATAGTTCCTCCGACAAGGAACTCAGGAAGGGAGTGTGTCGGCACTCCCAACCCGATTCAAAAGACCCCGCAGGCGGGGCCTGCCTTTTACAGGCAGGCTCCAACCTTAACGAGGACGTAGGTCGAATATTCGTTGTGCAGCGTCTTGCCCTGGTCGTACGCCTTCTTGAAGACACCGTCGGTGCCCAAGTTCAACTGGTAATCAATACCACCAGTCTGCGAACCACCCATCATAATGCTGGATGGGTTCGGGTCCTTAATCGGACCAACTAGACGGCTCGGGTCCCACAGAGTACGTACGCGGTTGGCGTAGTCACGAATCGGGTAGATGTTCTGAATACCGATGACACGTCCGCAGACGTCATCGACAGAGGTTCCATCCCATTCCGTGTAGTTGCCCGCATCACCAAGAGCAGCAGAGCCCTGGACCAGTGCGCCGAAAGTCGGCGTACCAGTGAAGTGCACGAATGAACGGCTGTAGTTCGACTGAACGTAGCCGCTGACGCCATCGCCAGAAGCGAGGGTGGTCAGAGTGTTCGGTAGGGCGCCAATCCATGGGAGACGGATGACCATCTCGGTCTGGACAGCGGTACCCATTTCGTGCATATAGTTGTGCACCTTGAACTTAATCGGAATGACGCCGTTCAGGGTGTAACCCATACCACCAGTCGTGGTCGAAACGTCAACGCCACCGATGTACTGGAATACGTTGCGGATGACTAGACCGATTGGCTTTACGCGACCATTCTTTCCCGGGAATAGGTTGCATGCCTTGGCAGCAGCCGCATCGCCAGTAGCAAGCGTGTAAGTCGTTCCATCAGCGAAGGTGATGACGTCGCCGTCAGCGCCGTCCGAAGGAGCGGCGATAACTGCAACTTCACCAGCCGCGGCAACCAGGTTTCCCGTGATTGCGTTGTAGGCGAAGCCCACGTCAGATGCGCCATACTTCAGAGCGCAATACTCACCACCATTGCTGACAGTTCCCTGAGTTCCGCAGAACAGACCTGCTGGAACGAAGGCGCCGCTCTTGTCCTGTCCCACTAGCTGCTGGGAGCTAAGGACAACGTTGGCCAGAACCGGGTGACCCTGGTCCTGACGGATGGCCGGCAGATAAGGTGCTGGGTACGGTACAGGCAGCCACGGGCGTAGTACTTCAGTTGCTTCTGCGTCCGGGGTGGTGTGACCGATACGGTCGCGACCAAACAAGCTACCGGTATACTGGTTATTGATATCGAAAGCCATGATGCTCTCCTATTACTTCTTTATTGCAGTCTTGGCCGTTGTGTAGGCCGAATCCGCTAGAAAGAGTGCTCTCTCACGCGGAGTCATAGACGAGAGCCGGTCACGGAGGGCCTGGTCAAGGGCCTGCTGCTTCTGGAGCTTCTCCGCTTCAGTCTCTGCCTTCGGTGCTTCCGCAGCCGAATCGTTAGCAGCGACAGACTTGTCTACCTGCGCATTATCCGCCACCGACTTGCCAGGCTCTGCGGCCTTATCTGTCGGGTTCGGCGAGGCTACTGGTGTTTCCACCCACTTCAGCTCCGCCATAATGTCCGCCACAGCGTCCTTCAAAGAGGTCACGTGACGCTTACTCAACTCGTCCACCTTAACCATCAACTGGTCTTTGGTGAGGTCCTTGTAATCGGCGTGGCCGGTCAAGGACTTGTAAATCACAATCTGGGTTGCGAGCGCTTTCTTTTGCGCCTTCAGGATTTCGAACGAAGTGGCCTTAGCAGCCGCTACAGCGTCGTTCAGCGTCTTTACTTCATCGCTGAACTTGTTGATTGCTTCTTCCTTCTCTTCCCAATCCTTCTTCGCAACAATTACTTCATCTTTCGCGCGCTCAGCCAGATGCTGACGAGCCCACGTCAGAGATGATGCGGAATCCCAATGCTCACCAACACGATAGTGTAGGTGACGCATACGTCCCTTCATGTCATCATCGGCTCCCTTATAGTGCTTGTTCAAGCCGTCGTAATGACCGAGGACTTCCGCTGCGCAATTGCCCATTTTCGCTTCATCAACGAACTTGGCCAATTCTGCGTCCTGAGACTGAATAGTATCTGTTTTCTCAGCAACTTGGGGAGTAGCTTCGTCCTTTTTCGCTCCACCGCATCCCATAGCCTTGGCTTTACGGGCTACGCAGGACAGGATAGCGGAACGCTTGCCTTCACCCTTATAGCGACCAATCAGGCGACGGGCAGCAGTTACGTGAGCGCAATCAGGAACAGGGAATGAGCGGCCCGGCCCACAGAAGGTTCCAGAAGCAAGCTTATTGCGCTTTTCAGTGCTAAGCTTAGCATCCTTAACCATTTCCGCGGATAGTTCGCCGTCCTTTACGGCAGCGTCCATCTCAAGGCACATCTCGGTGTATAGACCTTCTTCGTCGCCGAAGTAAGCCTTCTCGTCTTCAGTCAGTTCGACCTTGGACCAGTCAGTTTCGCCACAGTTCTCACACGGAGTATCAGTCGTCTTCTGCTCATCCTTCTTCTCAGCGATAGCAGCCTGGACTTCCTTGTCAGCTTCTGTTGGGGTGTTATCAACGCCAGCCCAGCCATTCTTCTTAATCTTGGCATTTAGGGTTGACTGTAAAGAACGCTTCTTGGTCTTCTCGGAATCCGCTTCCGGCTTCCACTCAGACAAGTTCTGCTTCAGTTCGAGGGCGCGCGCAGCATTCAAGGTATCAGCCTTGATTTCCGCTTCGAAAGCGCTCTGCGACTCTGCCTTTGATAGGTCGTATACTGTCGCCACGTTATCCTCCACTATTTGGATGTCGTAGTCCATTGCCGCATCCGACATGGACAATCCAGCAGCAGAAACAAAAGCCTGCTGCGCGTCATGACTTAGACCCATGAAGAACTTGCGGTTGAGCGAGTCCTTGAGAGAGTCCTTCGAAATCTTGCCAGCGAACGGGTCTGCCGGGAAGTTCACGAATGAGATTTCCTCATACTTGAAGTCACCGCAGATTAGGAACGCCCGCTTACCAGTCTCTTCGTCCTTGGTACCAGGCATATGTTCGCACTTATCATCCTGGGCCCAATCCTGATGGCAGATAGAACAGATAGCAGAGTTCGTCTGAAATCCAACTGATACAGTCAGATACTCGTCACGAAGAACTTTGCCGATAGCATCAGGGTTAGTTACATTCAGACCCAACTCCAGGTAGCCGAGACCCGAGTAGTCAGGCAGAACCATCAAGTTGTCTACAATCCAGTCAACGGACTTATAGAGGTCGACCTTCTTGTCATAGAAGACCGAATCCTTGATAGTCGGAAAGTCATTGGACCACTTATACGACTCGTCAACGTAGCGAGCCGTACGGACGCGTCCCAGAACGTCACCCTTCTTGTTGTGCTCAATCAGGACTGGCTTTGGGAACTTGCCTTCTTCAGGAATCCACTGGTGAGAAGCATCTTGCATCCGGTCTGGACGATAGAACCGGTGATTGCTATTCACAATGCCAGAATGAGTCGCCGCCACCTTGACCAACAGGCTCTTGCCCGTGTCCGAGGTAGCGTCTTTACATTCAAATAGATTCCGCTTGTTTTCCATGACTTCCTTGGGCTTGAAAGTCCAGAAGTCATGCATGCGTAGACGAGGCATTATAGGTCCTTAGAACCTAAGTAGGGCCCATTGCTGGGCCCTATCAATTAGGCGTGAACTTCGGTGGAGCAGACAATGTAGCGAACGACAGGTGCTACAGTCGACAGAGCAGAGTTAATCTGCTGACGGTCGAATGGTAGGTCGTCATCCGTAACCACGGTGCTGGTTGGAACGTTGTTCGTCTTCGGAGGAGCAATCTGAACAACTGCGGTGGTGTTGCCAGTGAAATCAGCAACGCCAACCGAGATTCCTTCCGGAACCGTGCTTCCGGCAGCCTGCTTACGGAAGGTTCCGTGTACTGGAGTTGGAGAATCATCAAGCACAAACGGGCTGATGAAACCGGCTACCAGATAGCTGGCAGACGAATCCAAGGTTGCGGAAGCGGACGGCTTATCGCTGGATTCACCAGCAGCCGCACGGTTTCCCGATGGGAATGCGGTGGCTGCGGAGGTATTGGCTCCAGTGTAAATAGCAACGGCGAAAGCGAACTTGGCGCCACTGGTCAGGGTAACTGTAACAGCGGTGGCAGCGGAGGCATTGGTGCAAGCCCAAAGCTCACCATCCACATCGTTAGCAGTGCGCGAGAACGGAGCGTAGTGTCCCAGTTCATAGCTGAGGGTATCGTACGACTTTCCACCGGATAGCTTGGTGTAAGTGTTGGTGCCATCAGTAACGCTGGAAACGGTCGCTACTTTGCCACGAACCGCTACGAATACAAGCACAGCGTCGCCACTGCCGATGGTAATCGAAGCTGCCTTCGAAGTGACGGTAGCGTCTAGGTTTACTGCGCCGGCAGTTCCATTAGTCTTAGGTGCAACGGCCATGGTGAATCTCCTTTATTACTTTTTATCTGGCAGCTGGTTCGCTGGCTTAGGCAAATAGGTCTTCGGGGTCGTATTAAGGACCGTGCGAGGATTAGCTATCGCTTGGTCGAGTGGGACCTGAACACCCTTTTTCTCATGGACTGTCACAGGCAGAGGGCTATTCCACTTCTGTTCCTTCATCGGATTCTTCTCCATCCCAGGCTTCGACCAGGACCGCCAACATCTCTGGGTCGGTCGTTTGGGCTATCATTGCCTTTAGGGCAGGTAACCCCTGTCTTACCTGTTTAGTATAGTCATTTGTCGGGTCTTCCGGGTCCTCCGGATGGTCGGTCTCGAATTGAGCAATTATCTTCTCAACCACCTCCGCAGATACCTCTGGCCACTTACGGCTACCCGGTTCGTTAGATAGGTTGGCCAGCGCCGAAGTCAGCTCATCTGACAGCAGATGCTGGAACTCTTCGCGTGACGATTTAGCACGGTGCGGTCCGGCATTTACTTTGTGCTGGTTAGAAGGCTGCGACTTGGTCTTACCACTTTTCATGGTAGGGGTCGCTTTCTTAACCGTGCCGGATGGACGAGCTCCTTGGACGGCTGCCAGTTTTGCCTTGGCATGGGTCAGCTTGGTGCTGGCCTCAGCTTTGGCTACATGGGCTTCCATCTTCTTATGCTCAAGCTTGTGCTGCATCTGCATTTCGTTGACCTTATGACCAGTTAACTTCTCCTGGTGTTCGGCCTGCATAGGCAGCAGTTTCTCTTGGGCCTTGACTTCGGCGTTGGCCTTTGCTTCCGCGGTAACAATTACCAGGTCACGTATGTGCTCCCAGTAATGTGTCAGCTTCTTGTCAGCCTTGCTCATAGGAGGACGCTTCAACATCTTACGAGCCTCAGGCTCGGTGATAAGATGAGCATTGTATAGGTTGTAAATGTGCGTCTGTTCCTTAACAAGGTTGTCCAAGTCGACTTCGTGGAAAACAAGCTTGGTTGTGGCGACCGCCTTCTGGACGGAGACCGAGTAGTTGGCCTCCATGAACCACTCTTTGAAGAAGTTCAGTCGCATAATGTCCCCGAAGGACTCCATATCCGCTTTGACATAGTCCTTTAGGTTCTGTGAAATGTTATCGGCCGTGGCACGAGTACCATCCTGGCCTTCACCCATGTCGATACTGGAAACGCCGAGTCCAGTAAACACACGGGCTTTGAGGTGAGCCAAGAATTCCTTGGTCTCAAGTGAGCGGCCCTCTGCTCCAACTACATCGACTTCCACTCGGGAGTCGCTGACGAACACGCCTTCCTTAGGCATCGTTTCAATCTGGTAACGAACGGTATCGATTTCCGATTCTCCGTTCGGGCCATACCAGCAAGGAGCATCATCCGTTCCAATCTTCACGTGGAAGAATGGGAACAGATGATTAACGAACAAGAGTTCGATATTCTCCTCAAAGCGACGTAGAGCCCAGATGTCATCGCGTACGCCGACTGTGCGAGGCGTGCCATATACGTGTCCAGGCTTTACATCCCACTTAAGGTGAATGATTTCTTCGAGGGTATAGTCTACCCAAGGCGCTCCCGTGTCAAAGAAACGGCGCCAGTGCTTAATCTGACCTTTCTCGAAATAAGGAAGTATTGTGTGAGCCGGAATCAGTTGATAGAACGCAACGGGGGTTTTGTTCTCGTTGTCCGGCCGGCCGCCCTTGCCATTGTTTTTAACACCAGAGGACAGCTTCTCATCACGAACCTTGCGGAGGAAGCAGTTGGAGCAGAGGAGCAAGTTGAACAGAATCTTCTTGAAGAAAGAGTTGGTTGGTTCGTTGGTTACATACTCAAGAGTGTTCAGCCGCTTGTAGATGTAGTCTACATTCGTCTTTCCCTGTTCGACGTCCTGGTCCAGGTCGGTATTGATTTCGTACCCGTTACGGAACATCAGTGAGAGTTTGCGGTTTACGGCCTGCTTGACGAAAGCTTCCGTGTCATAGATAACGAACGGCTCAAGCATGTCATACTCCGGACGGAGTATGCCGTTGAACATATTGTAAGTGCCAACATAGTCGGCATTCTTACGAACTTTGGACTTGGCTTCCTTTGGGTCGAAAATCTTGGACGCGTCTTTGGCATCCTTGCCAGTAAGAAGACGGTCCCACACACCAGGCACTTCCCAATAATTCATACGGACTTCGATGTTGTCCGTTACTGCGTGCTTGAACCCAAAGTCAGTCTTCGCCTTGAGCTGGGGCACACGAATATTAGTGCGGCCTTCCTTAAAGCTGGTTACACGGTCTTCCAGCCGGATAGCCTGTAGCTCTTTCGGCGTCAATACTGTTTTCTTGGCCATTGGAATCCTTACGTGGTCTGAATACTTCCCTTGGTCGTGTGAATCTTAGCGCGACTCAATACCCTATTAACCGGTTCCGAGGTAGGGGGCATATCTGGTGCGTTTACAACAACTTGGTTAGAACTTGTCGTAAAGGTAGTACTCGAGCCCGTCTGTAGACTGGTTAGTATGCTGTTTACCGCGGTCTGTTTCACTTGAACTGAGGCCGCCGGAGCTACGGTATTAGCCTTATAAGCAGCGATTACAGCATTGGCTGCGTTAATCAAGGACATAGTGGCCTTGATGGAACACATAATAGAGTTCGTATCGTCATGGTTCTTGAGGCGGCGCTCCATAAGCTGACGGAAGCTGAGGTCTATACCCGCGGAGCCGGCATCAATCTTGTTCAGAGCCCAGTCAAGCTTCTCACCCAGGGTCTGTAATCCACCTGACAGCTTGCCTATACCAGGCACAGTTAGAGGCTTAGAAGGCTCTCCACCAGAGGCAATCTTCGAGTATGGATTGGTCTGAGCGCACGGATTGCTAACTGAAATACCAACCATAGCGCCACTCTTTACTCTTCCTAGAGTAGCCGCGGCGTTCTGTACTGAACCAAGAATGCCACTCAATGAGCCAAGTCCAGACTTCAGCGGGGCGGCCGCCAAATGAGCAACCATATCTCCGGTATGGAGCATTCCAGTAACTTCACTGGCCAGACGGACGAATGAGTAGTTAGCTACATCGCCAACCAGGTTCGACATACTGGTCTTGTGAGCGAACGAAACCAGAGCCATTAGGCAGCCGACGATTCTCAGCATATTGCCTAGGTCTTGGTCCAGATAAGTAATAAGAACATTGCTGATGTCAGCATCTACCGTTCCTACTGAAGCCATCGACTGGTATACCACGGAGTAGGACTGAGAGAAGTGCTGAGTAACATACTGCTCGTAGTCGGCCAGGTCTGGCGACAGGTCTAGATTAGAGGCTTTGATTGGAGCCTGGTTTGGATTCGACAGGTCTGTTGGTGTGGCGTAGGTAGCCGGGTATTGATTGAGAGAATCCTTCCAAGACTGGAATACGATAGAGTCTCCCTTTAGAGATGGCAGAAGTAAAGGCAACCAATTATCGTATGAAGGAGAGTTGACCAGGTGCTGGGAGATAGTTCCTACTACCTGCATCAGGTCAGCAATCTCGAATGGATTGGCGAGTACAGAAGAGTC